AATACGAATACTCATCCCATGCACAGCACACGGCCTCTATGCCTTCCGGTGAAGGACAACTACAGAACTCAATAGAAACCCGACCACCATAAACAACGAGGCGATTGGAAGTATGAGCCTTCCAGGCGTTACTAATGTGCACATTCGGCAACGAATTAGCTGTTTGCGCGTCAACAATACATCGAGGAGCTTTATTCTGCTTAGCAATCTCCATCTGCTTAAGCTTCCAAACGAGGTAAGATTTAAAAACAAGTTTTCCAATCTCACCATTCGACATAATGTCATCAAATGAATCAATACGCAACTGCTGTTTGATGTGCTTCTCCCAAATCAAATACGAAGATGCCTCTTGCACGTCAGTGTAATACTCAAATGGGCCATAACACAAAAGCGTAGCACGAACGAAATCAACCGTGAGATATGACGCGAAATATGACTGATTGGCTAAAAGCAAAATGTCAAAATTCTCTAGGGGGAATCCATATTCTGCGGCCGCAGCAACTTCCAAAGCCTCAGGTTGACGCCTTTTGAAATGGCGCTCAACAATCCGTGAGATATTGTGGTTATTCACTCCATAAACCATCCCAGAATTTGCGAAGGCGTACCCATAAACAGAAATATAACGGTGAGAGTAATTGAGACGCTGATAAAGGCGTGACTCTTCGTCTGGAGGGAATGTGATCTTCCCATCTTTGACAAACTTTTTCCCCTTCACAAAAGTATACCTCCTATTATACTCCCAATCCATAGAATTCGGACACTCCATAGGCAAGATTCGCGTAAAACCCTCATCATAAACCCCGCTCAAGCGACATTCATAAGTCGACCTGATAGTGTAGTTATCCCCCTGCTTCAACTACCCCTCTTGGAAAGCCACACCAGAACACATGAGACGAGACGCCTTTATCACCCCCATAAAAGTGTCGACTCCACCGACCGACCCTTTACCACGCATGTCAAATGCCGTCCCAAAAGACGATTTTCCAGTCTTCACCACGCCAATCTTACGAGGCATCGACAACGCGAAACGTCCAACTGACATTGCCTCGCGCGCCACAACATGACATATAGTGTTGCAGGTGATAGTGTTATACGAATGGGAGATATGACCATGAATGTCATGCTCTACAACCAGAGCACTACTCAAGTAATCAGGGTTGAGAGATTTGACCTTCTCCTTGTACCTAGGGATGCACCATGTCCAGAAATCCTGATTAGACAAACTGCCAATGGATGACGCCTCCCTCATAAGCAAGTCACTAAGATCCTTCCATATTAGAACTCGCATACTCGATGTGTAAACACCGTCGAGCACAGCCACACGAGTCTTAGGACGACGCACCTTCTTATTCTGCGCGAAATTGAGGGTCAAGACCCTCCACAAGAAAGTCGGCCTGGTTTCATACATGAGATCAACTTTCAGAGTGTGTTGCGCACCATAAACATCCTCAGGTAAAGCATATGAAACAGGAAGACGAATTAATGACTGAAAATAATCCTCAATCTCCTGAAACAAAGAGTAACAATCTGGAGAGACTGAAGACATATTCATCAAAATATCATCGACAAAGGCTGTATCAACATACACACCAGTAGAGTTACTACACAAAAACTCTTTCGGCAACACACGCACGGTCTCTAAAGGAATAGGAACGTCTCTCTTAACATCCTTGAAATTGTCAGGGTAAGCAAGAGACAAATTCATGATCTTCAACAACCGGCGGGAAAGACTGTTCGTGTTGTCGCTAGGGCTAAACGGGATAGAGGGGTCGCGAACAAGAGGGTGATCGACCAAAGGGGCTACTTGCAATGACGGCGGTTGGACTTCGACCGGCGGGCAACCAAGATGCATGGGATTAACGATAACGAGACTCTCGATTTGCTCGAGAGTTGGGGGAGTAGTCGGGTGCAAATCAACCATCTCCACATCACCCGGAGGTGCTTCAACAAGCGACCTTTCCGAAGACAAGATAACCTTGAGGTGTTCGCGAATAACGACTTCAGGTTTCCCCCCATTTGCGACCATCAACGCCTTGGCACGCACCAAGGGGATGTTCTCCACTCGCCCCGGTGGAACACCCCGCCAATACGAACTTCGACCATCAAGAACCCTAAGATTCCAATCCACATCACCAGGTTCTTGAGTAGCATCAAAACGACAATCAAGGAGAC